AATCCATACAGCGTTATGGATTTGTATGAAAATGATATAGATGATGTGAAGTTCATCAGGGCTGGGTCTTCAGATTCTGATATTCAGATCACCTACTTTGGATAAGGAGTGTTGCAATGAGCGTACAACGTATAAACCAGCGTCTCACACAGGGGCAGACGGGCGACATTTCGGATGTCACTGCTGGGACTGCTCTCAGCGGAGGTGGCAGCAGTGGCGCTGTTACTCTCAATGTTGTTGTGGACACTGCCACTCTTGTCATTGCGGGTCAGGTGTTTAACTAATGGCTAAACTTACTGGTCCTCAAAGAAGAAGACTTCCGAATAGTGCTTTTGCTCAACCTACGCAACGCAAATATCCGATTAATGATCGATCTCATGCTAGGAATGCGTTGGCTCGTGTAGCCCAACATGGTTCTCCTAGTCAGAAAGCACGTGTTCGTGCCGCTGTTAGGCGGCGTTATCCGGGTATTAAACAAGGACGATAATGGCATACAACCCTTATGGAACTGATTACAATGTGAGGGACCCTTTGGGGACTTCTCCTTCGCAACGTTTGGCGACTGCTTTAGCGGGAACAACTTTACAAAAACAGTTGGCTCGTAATACAACTGCTCGTCAAAAGTATGATACGACTAGGGGTGTTTCTGATGCGTTGCATAAGTTGAATACTGGTTATGCTCGGAGGGGTTTGCAGGATTCTGGTTTGCGTAATCGTGGCATGGGTAAGTATTTTACTGATTTGTATACGTCTTTGGCTGATACTGAAATGGGGTTGGAACAGGCTTTGTTTGATTTGACTGCTCAGAATGTTGGTGCGTATAACGAGTATTTTGGTACGGCTTATGGTCGGGAGTTTGATGCGATGCAAGATCGTGCGGAGCGTGCGGCTCAGATCAGGGAGGCTAGTTACTGATGACTCCTGAACAACAGTTGAGAGAGGTTTGGAAATGGTCGCAGAAGAGGCAGCAATCTAGTCCTGTTTTGTCACCGGCGCAGCAGGCAAAGTCGGCTGCTCAGGCGGCGATTCAACGTGCGCAGCAGGCTAATACGGCTGCTGGTAGGACTGTTCCTAAACCTGCGGTTCCTACTTGGAATCAGAGTGGTAGTATTAAGGGTCAACGGATTGCACAGATTGCTAGTGCGGAGCGTGCTGTGGAGAGCGGTAAGCAGACTTCTCGTGATGCTAAACAGGCTATTGCTGATGCTATTGCGGCTATTACTGCTGGTCAGATTACGGCTACTACACCTAGTCCTGCTCCTTCTTATACTGTGGATGATGCGGATGAGTTGATACAGAGGAGTAAGGCTTTGCAGCAGCAGTCTGCTGCGACTTCTACTAATGCGGATCAGGCTATTGCTGATGCTTATGCTGCTATTGAGGCTAGTCAATTAAATAGTTCTTCTGGTTATAATTTGCCTTCTCATCTTCAAGGTGGGCCTCTTCCGGTTCCTCCAGAACCGTTTGTTCCTAGACCGTTGCCTGATGCTATGAGCATGGAACAGCAAGAAGCATATTATGGTTTGTCTGTTCCTGAACAGGATGCTTTTGATGCTTTCATTGCTGGAATCGAAGCAAACATGGATCCTAGTACTACGTTCTCACCTCCACCTGCTGCAACTGCTACTACTGCTGCACCTGCTGCACCTGCTGCTCCTGCGCCTCCTGTGCCTTGGTATGATCAGACAACTCCACAAAGCGTTGTAGACGCATATGATTCTCCTAATGCTTTAACTGGTCAAATGAATCCTGAAGAAGCCGCATGGCTTGAAATGGCTCAGGCTCAAGGTGTATTTGGGGAAGGTTTAGGTCAAGTTCCGTTTGATCAAACTGTGCCTACTGCAGATTGGGATCCTGAAATGACATATGGTCAACAACTAGTTGACGACCCTCGTTTACAAATGAGAACAGATTTAGCAAGAAGTCTTTTAGATCAGGGGTACACGGTTGCTGATATAGAACAGTTCCTAGGTATGGAATCTTTGATGACTAGCGAAGAATTGGGTACAACTGCCGGTCAGATGGTTGATCCTAGTTTTGCGGGTGTCGGTTCTCAACAGTGGTTTGATTATATAGAGGAACCTTATCAAGAGACTGCTGCTTGGGTTGATTCTCCTGAGTTTGCCAAAGAGTACGGAGCGCCTGCTCCTGCCGGAGCCGGACCTGATCCTACTGGACCTATGGGCGGAGGGGATAACGGTGGAGGTCAAGGCGATTTTGGTGGACCCGGAGAAACGCCTGTAGACGATCCTGTAAATAATTTTGTGAGCAGTCAAACTGAAGCGTTGAATCTTATTAAGGACGAATTTGATGCTATAGAAAAGGCTATTACTGCTGCAAAAGACGCTAGTACTGAACAGTTAACTGGGTTGCAAGAAACCACTCAAACAGCGTTGAATGCTATTTTTAAGAAACAGTATGGCACTTTAAAAGATCCTATAACAGGAGAGTTGCTTGAGCCGGGTGAAATGGATCGTCTTCTTTCAACTTGGAAAGATGAACAATCTAAATCTAAAGCAGCACGTGCTACAGACAAAGCAATTATTGGTGCTTTGGCTGAAGCAGAGGGTGTTGCTTCTGCTGTGGAGTTTAACGCGATAGATCAATTGCATGGTGATCAGGTAGACACAATGTTCCAGTATGTGGATTCGTTGTGGCGTATAGGCAAAATGTCTAAGGATGATCGTGATGCTATGCTTCTTAACACTATTGCTTCTTACAAGGCTGATGTTATAAACAATGCTATCCAGTTGATTATGGGTGCAAGTATTGATAGGGCAGGTAAGGAACTTGACGTTGGTCAAGATGCTTTGGCTTCTAGGGATGTAGCCGAATATCTTGGGGCTGATCCTAATACCATATTTGCTGGTATGCGTGGAGATATTCCTATTGGTGAGATGGCTTACCAAACTAGTGAACGTTTAGCAAGTGAGAAATTCCAAGAAGGAGAATCTGCGTTGGATCGTGCCATTAATCAGCAGCGTGCTGATACGGCAGATGCACAATTAACTGAATCTACACGTCAGTTTAACAATATGTCCGCTTCGGATCAGGCTAACTTGTTGGCTGCTGGTGTGAACATGACTGAAGGCACTGAAAATTATGGTCGTATGGTTGGTTGGGATCCTTCGACTGGTTTAACTCCAGCACAAAAATTACAGTCAGAGCAGTTTGGTTTAGGTTTGTTGGGTCAAGGTATTGACACTAGACAAATGGTTCCTAATCCGTGGGTTCCGGGTGAAATGATGGATAACGAGAATTATGGTCGTCCTTGGGGTTGGGATTCAACCACAGGGTTGGGTACAGCGGATCAGACTGCTGTCGATTTGGCGGCTGAACAATATTTAGATGCTCAAGATGCAATGGAGTTGCAGACTGATTTGGATTGGTTGAAGGCTGGTTTTGATCAAGACACTGGATTGAAGTTAGAAGCAGATGAGAATCAAAGAGTACCGACTGCTTTCACAGACGAAGACTTTTTAACTTTAGGTGAAGGTATAGGAGAATTTAAACAAAATCCTTTCCCTGATACTGGTGGCACGTGGTGGATGAGTCCTGAAGAGATGGACACTTATGGTTCTATTTTAGAATCGGTTGTGAATTCTGCGGTTACTGGTCAGCAAAATGAATGGACCGAAGCAGATCGTGCAGAAACTCAGGCTGAGATAGCAAAGGCTAAGGAAAAGGTTGAAGCAGAAGAAAAAAGATTGGCTGTGTGGGGTGACTATCCTAATCCTGAAGGTAACCCACGGTTGGCATTGGATAAATTAGCACCTCCTACTCAAAAAATAAATCTTACAGAAATTGTTAATAATGCTATGTTAGAAGGTGAATATATAAGAGAAGGGTCTATCACTACTCAAAATCCTAAAGGTAAAAGTATTAGTCTTAAAGACAAAAGTGAAGATTCTGTTTGGTTAACAGTGTTAGCAGATGTAGCACAATTTGATTTAGGAACTGCAATAATTTGGGCAAACATTACAGGTATACCTGTTGAAGGCTTACAAGAATGGACAACACGACAATCAGGTACTGAATTAGTAGCAGGAAAAAGGTTAAACAATTTTATTGCTAATCCAGATGGCACATATGAGTGGAAATAATGGCTGATGTCTACACACAACTGCAACAGGCTTTAGATAGAGCAAAAGCACCTAAACTAACTGCACCTTTCAGTAAACCTCAACCTGTTTTACGTTCATCTGCTAGAAGTCCTTTAACTGATCTTAGGTTACCTTCACGATCTGGTTACACCCGAACTTTAGGTGGGGGTAGTACATCACGTGGTCCTCTACCTGATCCTCCTTCTGAGCCAACCGGAGGTTGGCGTTCAGCATTAGGCGCTCTCGATTGGGGTCGTTCTGCTATAGCGAGTACTCTTAAAGAAGGTATTGATGCTATTCAATTTTGGACAGATGATGGTGGTTTTAGTGCTTCTGACTGGTGGGATCAGACAAGAAACCATTACGGTTTTCAGGATCTGATTCGTGATGAGCGTACTTCTGTAGGCATTGGTTTAGCAGCGTTGGCTCCTTTGACAGGTGGTGCTGCGTTGGGGTGGGCTGTGCCTTTAATGGCTAGTGGCGCAGTTTTCGCAGACAAGGTTTGGGCTGATCGTGTGCTTGGTTTTATTGGTGATGTGGCTATAGATCCTTTAACTTACATGGGTGGCTACAACGTGATGGCTCGTAATTTGGGTTACAAGGGTGTTGGTTTACAGTTGGGGGAAATAGCAGGTAAGAGTCCTAATGAGGTTGCTGGTTTGTTAAGAGCAACTGGTGTGAAAATAAAAGACACTGGTAATTTGGGCAAGAGGGCTATAAACATTGCTGCTCAGGCTGTGGAAGTGGGTGGTAAAACTAGAACTATTTCTGGTATGTCTCGGTATTTGATGAAACAAGGCGAGGTCGGTCAGGCGCTTGCTAAGTCTATTGGGATTGATGCAGGGTTGCGTTTACGTGTGCCGTTTACGGGTATGGTTTCTTCTGCATCAAAGTCGGTGGATGATCTTATTATGGGTGTTGGTAGGACTATTAGCGGACAGGCTCCTGCTAAGAGTGCTTTAGGCAGGTTGGAAACCATGCTTGCTGCACGGGCTTCTACTACAGCGGCAAAGACTGCTACTAAAAAATTCAAAAATTGGCCTGATCTAAGATTGTTGTTAGATAAACAACGGGTTAAAAACATTCCTACTAAATACAAGGTAGGTAAGACTGACACACAATTCCGTTCTTACATTAAGAAAATGAGAACAGGGCCACCTGATACTTATGGAACTAAGGTTCCTGTTCCTCAACGTGCAACGGTTGGCAGGGCTGCTAGAGCGCCTATAGAGTTTAAGATTGGTAGCCGTCAGGCTAAAATGGGGCCGGGAAGAACGTTATTTGGGGCAGCAGATTTACCTTTGCGTGCTTTAAGAAATCTTCCTATATCAGGTTCAATGATTAAACCTTTACGTTTGGGTGGTTATTTATCTGGGCAAGGTCAAAAGTTTTTTGATGCTTTTAAACCTGAAACATGGCGCAATTTGGATCCTAAAATTCAGATGGAGATGGAGCGTGGGCTTGTCAGAAAGTTCCGTGATCATTTCAGTACTCCTGACAAGTATTTTCAAGACTTGTTGCAAAGGGGTGACATGGAGTCGCTTGTTACTGCTTGGGGTAATGAGCAGTCGATGGCTTATGGTAAAGGTATTTTAAATTTTTATGAGTCTGTTGGTAAAAAAGGTGTTGATGATTTAACCAAGTTGGTTCGTGCTTGGAAGATAGCACCGAGAGATTTGAATGTATTATTGCGAAATTTGTTTGCTTTCGGTGTGACTCCTGATTCCCCTGATTTAATGAAACAAGTTTTTAATAGGAACAGTGAGTGGTTCAAAAATCTTCCTGAGAGTGTCAAAAATTTGGGTGATGACCAGTTGGAAGAGGTTGCTACTGTTGCTCTTCGGATGATGAATGAATTAGACAGTATCAACATGCAACAGATGGGTCCTGATTATTTAGAATTAAAAAATGCTTTCATGGCTTCTGGTGAAGGTGGCTATTTCCCAAGAGGAATGTCTGATTCTATGTCTGCAAAATTTAATCATGAGATAGGAGGCCCAGAGACAAGCGGAGCGTTTCATTCCAGACACGAATATGACAGGATATGGACTGCTGGTAAACAAATAGAGTTGCCTGATGGTAGTAAAGCGTTAGGTGAGGCTCAAGCAAAGAATCGTGCAGTTAAAGTTGGTAACAAATGGTACGTCAACAGTATCAAGAATCCTTCTAAACCTTTTGTTATTCAAAAGCCTTCACTTGTTAGTAGGACTACTGCTGATCAGGTTGATGATGTAGCCCGACAAGTGTTTGGTGAACCTATGTACAAGGAAGATCCGCTTGGGATCTTACGTACTTATTATAAGAGTATGGGGTTGAAGGCAGGTCAGAATGCTTTCTATCAAGAGGCGAAGCGTTTAGGGTATCCTTTAACGCAAATGTCTGACAGAGGTATTCAGGCTTTTCGTAATATGGCTAATGACACTATAGAAGGTGTCAAAACTAAAATAAGTAATGTTCGTGGTGGTGGTCAAAAAGGATTAAACAGAGTGGCTCAGTTGCGTATCACTACTGGTGTGGCCGCTCAAGAAGATTTGGATGCTGTTAATAAATGGTTTGATGAAATTGAAAGACGGATAGAGAAGTCTGAAGGGTTTATGGAGGGGGCTGAATTTAGGACTGATATTCCTGAGATTCGTCAGACTGAAAGAGTTATTGAGGGTATTGAAGGTCCGAGTACTGTTAGGAGCAGAAAAGGTCAGGATATTGAAACTCGTTATCAAGGCCCAAATGCTCAGGCCGCCCATGCTTATACAGGTGAACAGTTGTATTTTGATCCTATTACTGGGTCTGGTATGGGTGATGAGATTCTAAAAAGAATCTATAACAGTGATCCTGAGATTGAACGAATTTTTCAAAAAATGTTTCTTGGTGCATACTCAACGCATGCACAATTTCCTGAAGAACTGTTATTAGCGATGTATGTGAAAAAGGCTAGGGGAGGTTTAGAGGGTACTCATGTAGGAAGGGGAATGAAAGCAAGACAGAAAACTTCTATGACTATTGATGATGGTACACCAGCATTCACGAATAATAATGTTATCACTCGTGCTGATGCTGAAAAAGTTGCTGATAGTGCGCCTCAGTTATTTAGGATAGATAATAATGAACTAGTGTTTGCTGTTGATCCTGTTTGGGCTAGAGAGTCTTTAAGGGCTAAAATTCCACAAACACGTGAGGAACTCGAGTTGTTGAGAGAAGCGTTTGATTTGCAAATTTCTTATGTCGGGCGGATGGAACAGATCAGTGATGAACTCACTGTGATAGCAAATAGATTAAATGAAGAGATGTTGCTTGGTGGGAAGGTTAGTTCTGAGGTTGATGCTCTTTTAGTTAGGGCAAACAAATTGGCTACAGAAATGGAATTGCTTCGTTTCAATATGGGTACCAGAGTTATGCCTCAAATAAATGAGTTGACTCCTCGTATCAAAATAGTTAGTCAGTCTTTAACTAATCGTGTCATGCCTCCCACTCCGCCTCTCATCCAGTATTGGGATGATGGCGCTCGTCAAGCGGGTAAAACTTTTAGTGGATTGAAGGCTACTCAAAATGATGCTGTAAATATGATGTTGCACAGAATTGTTCATGAAAGAGAACAAGGTGACACAATATTACTGAGAGCAATCATGGGTATGGATAGTGCTTATTGGAAAGAGGCGTTAAAAGAAGGTCAAAGTTTCCAATTTTTAGAACCTGTTAATAAAACTTTAGTTGATGATGCTGTTAAAAATTTTACTTTGGAAGATTTGTTAAGTCTTTCTGTATTGTCTGGTATAACGATGAGAAAGGGAGTGCCTATGGGTGGGTCACAATTGTGGAATATAGATCCTACTTTGCAAAAGGTTGTGGCACATGTTAGTAATAAAGGTGGGGCGAAAGGTCCATTAAATGTTTATAACGAAATTAAGTTAACTACTACTGAAGTGCGTCAACTTAAAAAAATGTTAGGCACTGTACGCAAGGAACTGAAACGGTTAACTGATGAAGCGTTAGAACCTTTAGATGACAAAATTACGGTGTATGGATACGGCGAGTTGCAAAAAGGACCGTCTTATAGTTTGAATCCTGCATATGATCCTTTTCAATCAGGAGTTGCTGGGGGTACATTACGCCCTGATTTAGACCCGTACAAATCGGGGTTCTCTGCATTTACTATAAACAAAAAAGATGTCGTGTTTGCAGTTGATGCACGTGGGGGGTGGCGTAACGCTTTTGGTCAACCTGAAGCAGAATTGTTAATTAACCCTAAAGCAGCATTGAAACGTAAACCTACTCCTGTGACTCTTGTGGATGACATTCAAAATTCAAGTCGTGCCATGGGAAGAATTTTTGATGACAGTTTTGCTTACGCTGGAGGGCGTGAGAATCCTTCTTCTTGGAGGAAAAGATCCACTCATCCTTCCCGTGGGATGGACCCTGAAAATACTGCGCCCACCACAGGGGATGCATTATCTATTATGGATGATCCTTATAGGGCTGACCAATTCGGTGTACCATATCGGCCTGATTATCCGGGGCAGTTGCCTATCATAGCAGCAAAAGCAAGACAATTAAAATTGTCGGATGAAACAGTTGCTATGTTAGAAAGCATAGAACAAACTATCGAAGCGGGTTTTGCTAAAGGTACTAAAAGTTTAGCACCCACTGATCCATCTCATGGCAGGAAAGGCCATTTTCAGAAATGGGAAGATTATTATGAGACTGCTTCAAAAGGAAGTATAGAGTTAGAACATAACGATTATATTGGGATTGGTATATCCGGTAAAATAGATGTTGCACAATCTAGACAGTTACTAAGGCAGGCTTCTGATGCAATAGCACAAGCGCAAGATAGCAGTCTTTTGAAAGGACTTTTGGATCCTGATGTGAGACAAGCAGGTAGGGCATCTCTCAGATACAGAATATCGGATGCTACGGATGCAGAAATAGCCACGGCTATTGAAGAAACTACAACTAACGCAAACCTATTATTTAAAGAGGCTGCTGGTTATAGAGATCAGGCTGCTTCAGTGCGTGCAAATTGGCAAACTTTATATGGTGATGATTCTGTTGCTCAGACCACACGAAAGATTCGGCAAGGGTTGTTGCCTGCTTCAGAGGATGCAGATTTTGTGCAAAAGATTGTAGCCGAACCTAATGTAACTGGAGAAGGACAGTTAGGGGATTTCACTCCAGACAGGTTACTGCAATCACGAAATGCTGAACTTGAACTTCAAACAGGAGTAATTGGACGAGAGTCTCTTGATCCTACTACCGGAGAAATGGATGATGTTACTGAGGCAGCATTAGGACAGGCTTTGCGAGATTTAAGCGCACAAGAAACAAGCAAAACCCAAATGTGGTCCATGTTGGATAGTCACTATTTTAAGAAAGGTACTGGTTGGGATCCTGATCTTGGTCGTATGACTGATTTTAAAAAGTATCCATTTAAAACAGGCCCTAGAGCGGGCATGGAATTTCCAGAAGGTGGACCTGAAGCAATGCTACGTGAAGCAGAAATGCTTGACCAGATGGCTCTTGTAGCAGAATTAGAAGCACAATCATTGGCGAGAGAAGCAGCGTCTTACATTAATTTGACAAGTTTTCAACGTGGTATAGGAAATTTGCGTGGTGCGGGTGCAGATATACCTGAGTTTAAACCTCCTAGAGTTGATGACAGGGTTTCCACTGATTGGGAGGAAGCATGGAATGCTTTCCTTAAAACAAGTGGACCTCAGGAAGCAGTTATTGATAAGAAAATGGTTGATACTTTTATTGACACGATGTTGGATGGTACAACCAATTGGGGTCCTTGGAGGTTGGCTTCAGGTAACAAGGATCTAGATGAGGGTATGATCGCTGCTGCTGAAGCGTTTCAAAGAATGAACACACCTATGGAGGTGGAAGGTTTATTAAAAGGGTTTGATAAGTTGCAAAACTTTTTAAAGGCTGGAATGATTTCTACTCCGGGGTTCGTTATGAGAAACATTTTTGGTGCTTTCTTTAATGCTTGGTTGGATGGTGTTAATCCTAAATCTATTTTTGATTCGATGAATACAACTAAAAGAATTGCTAATCATGCGAATGATCAAGGCATGTCTTTCTTGGAAGCGGCTCGGGATGTCGCCTCTAAGGAAGGCAGTGAGTATATGAGAAATTATGTTGGTTTATTGGAACGTGGTGTCAGAGGTGGCGGTCAGGCTACTGTGTCAGTTGATATACCTGTTGGAGGTGCAGGCTTTAGACAAAACAAGCCTAGCGGTTTAAAGAATTTGGCTCGTGGGCAGATCATGGTTGGTATGGATCAGGCTAAAGCAGCGGACATGATTGCTACCAGTGCTGTACCTTGGTCTAGTAATTTTGCTTATTATCAAATGGTTCGTTCTGCTAACATGCAGGCTGAAGACATTATTCGTTTAGGTGTTGGGTTAGACACAATGCGATGGGGTGGAGATTTTAACGATGCGTTGGCTCGTATCGCTAAAACCCAGTTTGATTACTCTGATTTAACTGAGGTTGAAAAAAAGTTTTGGTCTAGGGCTATGCCATTTTATACGTGGACAAGAAAAAATGTTCCTTACCAGTTTCAAATGTTAGGCAGGCATCCTGCTAAATATAATGCTGTGATGAACGCTAAACGTAACCTTGAGTGGGGTACGGGGGATGACGGGGTTGTTCCTGATTATTTGTTGCAACCTTTTGGTATTAGAATGCCTTTCGAGTTTGCTGGTTCTAGAGTTTATTCTGTTCCTGATCTTCCTTTTCAAGATTTGTTTAAGTTTGATCCGTTGGCTAAAACTGAGGGTGAGATAGGTAATCCTATGTTTGGTGTGGAAACCATGTTGCAAAATTTAGCATGGCAGGCTACTCCTATTATTAAGACTCCTATTGAGGTGGCTTTTGGAAAGAAGTTGGCTTCTGGGGTTCCTATGAGTGGGGAAAAAATTTCCACTCCTCAACCGTTGCGTGGTCTTCCGGGGCTTATGCCTGCTTTAGCATCCATAGGATGGGCAGAGAAAAGTGATGATGGTGAGTGGATGATGGCTGATCATATTCAATATATTGTTCTTAATTCTTTACCTGCTTTGGGTACATTACGTCGAATGGTTCCTTCGGAAGCAAAATATCAGCAAAAGTTTTTTGAAACTATGTTTTCTTCTATGGCTGGTTTGAGTTTGCGTCGTAATACTCCGCAAAGACAAGAGAATTATGAAAAGTATTTGCGTTATAAACAGTATCAATTAGATCGTGAGCAAGGTGCATTAAACTATTATTCACGTGGTGGTATGTCTAGAGAAGGTTCTGATAGACCGTCTTATAATAGGACTTTTCAGTAGTCGGGACAGAAAGGGCTGATAGTTATGAAACACTTATCGAGAGAGGATTGGGGAGCGAAACCTCCTCCTAAAGGAAAGTTCGACAGGTTAAACCCTGCTCGTGTTACAGGCGTTGTTATACACCATTCTGGTGTGGAGAACGGACCTCGTGGGTCAGATGCTGTTAAGGCTTTTGAACGCCATCACATGGGTAAAGGTTGGGATGGTATTGGCTACAACTGGCTTGTTGATGAGACTGGCACTATTTTTGAGGGGCGTGGTTGGGCTAACCGTGGCGCTGGTACTAAGGGTTGGAACAGTCGTTCCATTAGTGTGTGTTTCACTGGTTGGGGTTTCAAGAGTGTCCCTGAGAAGTCTTTGGAGTCTTTGAAGATTATTGTTGAGGCGGCTGAGGCTCATTTCGGTAAGGGTTTGTGGGTTTCAACGCATCGTAAGAAAGCGAAAGCGGGTTACACAACATGTCCGGGTGACTGGTTGGGCGACTGGGTTGAGAATGGTATGGGTACTTCTCAGGCTCCTGATCGTGTCGATTGGGCTGCTATTATTCAGTTCTTTAAAGATTTACATGAGCAGGTTAAGAAGACTTCTTTGTCTCGTCCTTCTCGTAGTCGTGGTTTACCTGTGCGTTTGGTGCAGGGAAAGTTAGCGGAGCGTGGTTTCAAGCCGGGTCCTGTGGATGGGGTTTACGGTAAGAAAACGGGTGATGCTGTTAGAGAGTTTCAAAGAACACAAGGTTTTTTGAAGGTTACTGGTGTGGTGAACGGTGATACGTTTGGCGCATTGTTTATACAATAAGGATATATTATGCCAAAAGGTAAAGGATATGGGACGTTTGAAGAAACGTTTGGTTCACAGGATGAACAACTTTATGACTCTACATCTTCATTTAACATGTGGGATATGAGTCAGAAGGCTAAGAAAGCCGCAGCGTATTTGCGGAATACTAATTTGGGCAACGCCAATCAGGGTGGCCGCCCTTTCGGAAAGTAGGTTATGATGCCACATAAATTGGATGGAACATCCCCAAGTATGCCTTCAGCGGGCAAGGTCTTAGTTGATACTGTTCGTCGTGGAGGTAATCAGGGTTCTCTTACTGGTGATGCTATGTTACGAATGAGTAACGGAATGCGTGCTAAGTTTGATGAGAACGACTAATGGCTGGTAAGAAAAAGCCTCGTCGTCCAAGATATTAATCTAATAAAGGAAAAAATTTGAAGAACATATTTGATGTGTTGGAACGTGCTGGGTGGACTTTTGCTCAAGCGTTCCTAGGTGTTTTCGTTGTTGCTGACTTGTCGTCAGCGAAAGGTGCAGGTGTTGCTGGTTTGGCAGCGGCTGTGTCTGTTCTTAAAACTCTTGTTAAGGACAAGGTAGCGAAACAATAATGGAAGAGTCTTCTCTTGATGT